GCACCAGGCTGCGTCGTAGGAGCGCTGGAGAGCTGCACTCGCGCGCCCATGGAGGATGTGCTCCACACGTCGATGCCTAGCGATGAAGGACAAGGACAGCGAGCTTGCCAAGGCCTTCAAAGAAACAGCTAGAAACTGTAGGAAGAACAACCCTGGCAAGAAGGTTGATAAGAAGCAGTTGTTGGCTCTGATCTACGCTGGGTTCAAAGGCGCAGACGGAGACTACGACGAAGAACTTGCTGAACAGCAAGAGTGGGAGGACATTGAGTGGGAAGATTGCCATGAAAGAATGTATGGCGATGAGTCCGGCCAACAGTTCAACCGACAAGACGGAGGTCTTATGGACTGGTCATCTACTTGGACTCCTAAAGGCGAGGTGTTTGTCACCATTTTCGAGCGATTGCTGTATCCCAACTACCGCAGGGACAAAGCATGTCGCATAATCCAACGAGCTTTCCGCCAAGTTGGACGCTGGCGCCTCCGGCGTAAGCGTATGACTCAGATGTTAATTGGTGTTGACTATCTGAGTTCACCTGCAGCTCCTGAGCCTGAGTTATCACCTGACACTGATTATGTTGATCTCATGGCCATGGATGATTGGCATGGACCTGCTGTTGCTGAGTCTCCAGGCATTGTACTTGTGAGCAAGCCACCAGGTCTATCTCGTCATGCCACCCCTTTTACGCCATTCAGTGAGGACACTCACAGGCTTAGGGATTATACTGACGGGACTTGCACGTTTGTGAATGGCAAGCTTAACACGCTTGACACTCCACTTGCAGTGCCATCTTATTCTAGGAAGCTGTACAAAGCCCCTAAGGCACAAACTTTTTGTTCTAATACTGATTACTGCTGTGACCGGCCTTCTCGAGAGGCCAAGCGCCGCTGGCGCAAGAAAGCACAGAAGAACGCTGAGAGGTCTCAGCCACATGGCTGGGACATCTGGGAGAAGCCTCCATATCCTACGGAGGGTTTATTTTCGTGGGATCGTATTAATGTCATGCTGTCACTTGAGGAATGCACTTTGCGGCAGAAATCAGCTGACGAGACAGAGTGGAGGCTTAATGGTTCACTTCTCGGTCCGATCGCTGAGTCTACAGACCCAGCGGTTGTAGGAGATGGTGTCCCTGATCCTAAAGAGCTGGAAATGTTGCTGCCACGCCTTCTTGAGTACGACTCTTCTATCTACAAAGAGCGCGCTCAAGACCTTGACTCCTCTGTGTTTCGCTCTGTGAGTGATGAGGAGTTGGCAGAGTTCGACAGTCGGTGGGATGAGCTTATTGCAACCAATCCTGACGAAATGTCTATTCGTGAGTTCTGTGATTTTTGGACAGGCTACGAGTACAAGGGACACTTGCGTGATTCCAAGGCATTCCAGACTTTCTTGGCTGAGTACTACTGGTACGTCCCCTCGAAGCAGAAGTTCAAGGGTGCGGTTTCTAAGCATTTGCGATTCGTTGGTCGAACACCGTACCAACGCCATGCGAAGGAGTCCGCTGCCCTTACTAATCCGCCTTCCAACAAACACTTCGAGAAGTGGGCAGACAAGTATGGTGTATGGGAGAAACCTTCTGAGGAGTATCCGCAAGGCCGTTCGGCCGGAATCTTTCCTCCCAGTGGGTCTACAGCAGAGCATGCTTCTTTGATCCAGCAGCTGGACACTAAGTTTGAACATTTGAGGAAAGCAGAGTACGACAGTGCTGCGCTCGACGCCTTTGCAGCAGGCTTCCCTGCTGCAATCTTCCCAACTGCCATGACTATGAAGGGCCTCTTGCGAGAGGTTTTCCAGAACATGGACGCGCAAACAAGCGCTGCGTGGTCTAAAATCACAGGCCACGCAGACAAAGGCGACTGGTATTCAGACCGCCGTAGTATTATGGCTCTGTACCTTCAGATCGTCCTCTACATCGTCACCGATCACTACACTCTCAAAGAGTGGACGCCCCTGCAGAAATTTGACGCAGGGATGCTGACACCAGAAGAGAGTTTCATAAAGCGTGAGGTGCACAAGAGGAAGAAGTCTGACACCAATCGCTGGCGGCTTATTTGGCACTGCTCCGCTGCAGCAGATGCCTTGTGCCGCTTCTTTCATCATGTCCAGAACAAGCTCGAGATCACGATGTACCAGAACGGGTTGACGCATACGAAGGCGTTTCCCACATTCTGTTCATGTTCGGGCATGGGGCATGACGACGCGTCAATAGCCGACACGTGCGAAGCGATGGATCGCATGCTGGGCGGCACAAAAGTGCGGACGCACAACGGCGTTGCTCTCGATGCTAAGAGTTGGGACATCGCTGTATCTGCCGCCTTGCTTATGGCTGACGCCTGGCGTCGGCATAGCTTGGCTTTGGCAGGAGGCTGGCCAGAGAACTATGCGTACGGCATATTGAATCTCGGCCTGGTCATCTCATCTCACTTGATCGTCATTGGTTGTGACATATTTGAAGTCGACCTTTTAGGCATTGTGCCTTCAGGGTACCCCTCCACTACATCAAGCAACTGCTTCATGAGGGGCTTCGCGCACTCCCATCCGTTTCAAGTGTTCGAGCGTCGCTTTGGCCTGTCACTCACCATGGGTGATGACTGCCATGGCAAGGATACGCTCCGTGAAGAGCATAGGCAAAACTGGCACGATCTCGGTCTTGTGATCGTGGATCCTGGCGAGCGTATAGGACTCGATGAGAAGGTTTCTTTCACCTCTCACGAGTACGACATCGACCAGTGCACCGCGGTCTTTGACAACGGCCAGAAGCTGTTATTGCGTCTGGCCCTGACATCCCAGGTGCCTCTCACGAGAGACCAGGCCACTGGCATTCGCTTCGCAGTCCGCAACACTTCTGGTCTGCGCGAGGAAGTTGACGACTTCATCCATGAGATCAATCCTGACTGGGTAAAGATTGATGTCCGTGGAGGGGTCTTCGGCTTCGACCCGAGGACCGTCTTTTAGACTCCTCGGTGAATTAAGGTGTGTCCGCCCTGCCTTTGTACATAGGCGGAAGTTTTGCTTTATCTTTTCTTCCACGAGTTACGTGGGAGTTTTTGTAGTACATACATGTAGTAAGTAATAGTAGAAAGTTCGAAAATAGAGGTGTTACCTCATACTACACATGTCTGTAGCTGGTGAGTATGTATCGCCAGAAAGCAAAGCAAATATCAGCCCGCGAAGCATCGCGTCGCAAGCAGCAGTCTCAGAGGGACAAGATGATGAATTCGCGTCCTGGGCCGCCACGTCAGCGGCAAAATGCTCCCCGAGCGAAATCGCGGGTGCCTGGCCAGATCGTGGTCAATGTGCAGTCGCCTCCGGCTCGCAGAAGTGGACCTCCAAGGAATGGATCTGGAGGGGCATCGCGATCTGGGGGTGCACCTGGGCGCGGCGTGCGCTGGAAATTATATTCTCCAGAACTCACTCGCGCTCACGAGTGTGTTGCATACAAGATGTTCCAATTCCGGACCATAGATCTCGGAAACGGAGCGACTGTGTTCAACCCTCCGGCCACAGAACGACCGAACCTTGCGACGGGGGAGATATTTCCTGACACCATCTTCTTCGCGTCTCCTCTGTTTCGTGCGACGAACCTTGCCGTAATCCACACCCCAGGTTCCACGCTTACCAACATCTCCACTATCACTTCTAACGTGAATGTTGGAGACAGTGTGAAGTACCAGGTTGCTACTGGTCCACCTGCTGTTACTGAAGCGATGGTCAAGGGTTCTGACGGGGTACTACGCGTGCCCTGCGACCCTTTAAAATGGGGCACTGGCCCTGAGGGGACCAGGTATCGCGTGTCACACGCGTATCTCACGATCCAAGTAGTTTCAGACAAGGGCATCTCCGGTGACTTAATCATGGCTCACGCCACTCACCGGCTGATTGATGACTACACACCGCCTCTCTTGCTGGATGCTATTCGTCGTGAACGTCACTCTACAGTGCGCTACCCTCTCGCAGGGGGGTGGCAGAAGACCTTCACCTTTCCCATGATGAACCCTGAATCATATGGGGAGTGGGGTTTCGCCAATGCTACCACTTACGGTGGCGGGGGCTTTCCTAACCCATCGGAAGGTACCTACAACAATGGGGATGAGCACAATGGCTTTGGAGGGTTCATCTTTGGTTTCGAGAACGTTAAGTACAGCGCTTTCGTAACCCCTCCTTCCATTAACGTCTCCGTCATGTTGGTGCTAGAAGAGGAACTGAGCCTCTCCTTAAATGATCTGGCGTGCAATACCGTCCAGAAAACTCTTGCTTCCAAGAGGGATGAGCTCATGTCCACTGCAGGCATCAAGTCAGGCACGAACACTTCCGGCCACCCTTCTGATGGCCATAAGCACCACCATCACAACCGTGACTTGCGTCCGACGAGTCTTCGCGGTAAGAATGGGCCGAAGCACACTAAACACCCGCGTGGTGGATAGGGAAGACCGCAGAGGCCTGGTGCAACCTCCGTGGGGAAGTCAAGTGCATCAAGTTGGCGAGACAAGGTTTACACAGTCAGGGATTCTAGGCTTAACGACGCCCGGGCTCAGTTAACCGATACCGTGGTTCAGAAAATTTTGCGTAACGTGCGAGACGCCTATCTAGGCCCTCCACACCACGACCTCCTTTCTTTGAGAGGGGAACTCTGAGCCTTATATTGTAAACCATACTGTAGAGTCTTGCTCAGTCGATGACCGTAGTCATTG